CAGATCAGCAAGAGCGATCTGCAGGCCCGGTACGGCAGCGCGTACGGCGCGCAGGAAGGCACGGTGACCGCATGACCCAGCGCGGTCTGTACAACCGGTCGGTCCACGACCTCAATGCCTACAACATGGTGCTCGACCCGGGCCCCAACGTGTTCACGCGACGCTCGATCCCGCGTGAAGGCATGGTCGACCAGGCCATGATCGCCACGACCGGCGTCGCGCTGAACGTGCGCATCCCGCTGGAGTCCGGCGACAGCGTGGCGTCGGTGTCGTGCTTCATCGGCGCGACCGCTCTGGGCACGCCAACCCACCAGTTCGCCGCCATGTACACCCCGGGCGACGTGCTCTACGGCCAGTCGGTCGACGCGACCAACGCCGCCGGTGCGGCCAACAGCGTCAAGACCTTCACCTTCGCCACGCCCCTGGTGGCGAACGTGGGCGGCATCTGGTCGTTCGACCTGGTCTTCGCGGCGACGACCATGCCGACCCTGCTGGGCGTCACGGTCGCGCCGGTCAACGCGACCGGTGAGATCACCATCGCCCGGACGCACGGTTCCGGTCTGACCACCACGGCGACGGCGACCGTCGCCAGCCCGACCAACACCAACTTCGCGCCGTACGTCGAACTGACGTAGGCTCGAAACGCCTCCTTCGAGTGGCGGCAGCAAGACGCCCACCCCTATGGAAGCGGGGTGGGCGTCTTGCTATGCTGTCGCTATGGACAACACTCGCAAGCGTCAGCGTCCGGCCGAGCGGCCCACCACGTCCGACGTGCTGGAGATCAGGGAGCGCGCGCGCCGGCAGTTCCCGACCAACGACGTCATCCTGGCGGCACGCGCCACCGCGCGACTCTCCGCTCAGGACAAGGCCGACCGACGCGGCGGCCGGTCGCAGGCGCCGGAACGCACGTCGCTGCGGCGACGCTGGGGCGCCTTCCTGCTGCAGACCGCCAGAAGTGGTCTGACGCCCGCGCAGGCGCGCAGCGTGCGCCGCCGCTCGACCCGCGACGAACTGCTGGCACTGGACGACTGGGAGCGCACCATGCTCGGCGTGCGGCTGTGAAGATCTTCCGCGACCACGACAAGCCCAACATCGACCTCGACCGGCTGGCCGACACGCTGGCCAAGGTGCGTCAGCGGCAGGTCGAGCTGGAACGCACCATCACGCGCCTCAACCGGGAAATGCCCGGCAACGCTGAGGCCATCGCGGCGGCCGGCATCGCCTTCCGCGCCTCGATCAACCGCTCGGCCAGCATGATCGAGCTGGGGACGGCCGCGGTCGAGGCGCTGCGCATCGCCGGTTACGCCATCACCTCGCCGCTGGCCGCGCGTCCGCCGGTCACGCCCAGCGTCAAGCCGATCGAGTCGCAGCGGGTCGACGACATCCCGGACGACTGGGCAACCGGCTGATCCACCTGCGGTACCATGGCGCCATCCTGATCCTGCTGGGAGGATGGCGCCATGTCCGAAGTTGCACCACCTGTGCGCCCCTGCCCTGAGTGTCAGGTGTTCGACGACCACCCGCGTCACGTGGTCGCGCTCGCGGACGGTGGCGAGCTCACGTTGCACGTGGATTGCTGCGCCGCGCGAGGCTGTGCAATCTGCGCCCACCAGCTCGAAGCGGTCGACCACGCGCCCGGTTTGGTCGGTGACGCCCTGCGCGCGCGCCTGGTCGGGCTGCCGGCCAAGCAGGTCGGGCACGCGGACGGCAACCCGCACGGCGCCGTGTCCGTGAGCGTGATCTGACGTGGCTACCGCATGGGACCAGAGCGCGGCCAGCCGCGTGCTGCGCGCCGAGCTCGGTATCGCCGTCCACGTCGCTCCCACGACGCCCATGCTGCTGCGCCTGTACAGCGTGATCGGCAGCGTCTCGGCGGCCGGCACGGAGGACACCGGCGGTAGCTACGCCGCCCAGAACCTCACCACCGCGCTGGGTACCGAGGCGAACGGCACCGTGACCAACACCGGTGCCGTGACCTACACGAGCATGCCGGCGACCACGACGGTTGCCGCCGAGATCCACGACAGCACGGCGGCGCCCGGCCGGCGCTGCGCCTGGGGCGGGCTCACGGCCAACAAGACCACGGCGTCCGGCGACACGCTCACGTTCGCGGCCAGCTCGATCACCTTCAGTGTGAACAACTGATGACGGCGCTCAAGCCGAACTTTCCTGGCTTCCCGGCGGTCGTCTCGCCGTTCACCGTGACGTGGGCCGATCAGAAGCTCGACCCCCAGGACAGCGGTCGCGTGCTGCAGGAGTTTGACTGCACGGTCACGATCGCCTACGACAACGCGACCGGCGTGCTCGCGGCGACCGGGACGGCGCACCGCGACCCGGGCGCCAAGTGGAAGACCCTGCGCGTCGGCGCGGCCAGCGTGCCGCTGCCGGTCGGCGACAGCGTGTTCAATACGGCCGACCTCGGCGTGTCGACGATCGCCCAGCTGAACGCCGCGGGCGTCACGGTCGACAGCAAGTAGGGGCTGAGCGGTGGCGATCGCCGAAGACACCACCAACAGCCCGGCCAGGGTCGTCTCGTCCGGCGCCACGACCGACACGGCGGCTTTCACGCCGCCAGCCAACTGCATCCTTGTCTGCTTCATGCACAGCGACAGCAACACCGGTGCCGCTGACGAGACGCTGACCGCCAGCGACAGTCTGGCCGGAACCTGGTCGACCGCCCTGCTCGACAACGCCCGCGGCGGCGCCGCGGTGGCGATCAGCTGGCGGGCGATCGGCGCCAGTCCGGCCAGCATGACCACCAGCGTCACCAGCAATAAGGGCAGCGTCGCCAAGAGCAACTTCACCAGAATCTTCACCGGCACCGACCTGGTGGCGCCGTTCGGCGCGAGCGCGGCCGGCAACACCGCAGCCATCTCGGTCGTCAGCACGGTAGCCAACAGCTGGGTATGGAGCGCCCATCTTGGCAGCAACGTGGCCCAGACTGCCGGCGCCAGCACGACGCAAAAGACGCAATTCGGCGGATTCGACTCGGGCGACGCCATCGGCGTGTACGCCAGCACCAACACGACCGCCGGTAGCGGTACCACTATCACGCTCACCGAGGTAGGCGGCACGACCGTCCATCACCTGGCGGTCGAGATCCTGCCGCCGTCGAGCGGCGGCGCCACGCTCAATGGCGCATGGGCGCCGGCCGCCGCCGCCACCCTTGCCGCCGCTGGCGGCGTGACCGAGCTCGGCGCCGCGACCTTCGCCGCTAGCGCCCAACTGACGACCGCTGCGGTCGTGAGTAAGTTCGGCGCACTGGCACTGGCTGCCGGCGCCAGCCTGACCACCGCCAGCGTGGTAACCAAGCTTGGCGCATGGTCTCCGGCGGCAGGTGCCGCCCTGGCCGTTACCGGCACCGCAGTGGCGGTTGCCGCGTGGGCCCCGGCCGCCGGTGCGGCGTTCAGCCTGGCGGGCGTGCGCTCTGCCGTAGCGGCCTGGGCGCCAGCGGCCGGCGCCAGCTTCACGCTCGCCGCCAGCGGCACGCAGGCGGCCGCCTGGGCGCCCAGCGCGGGCGCGAGTCTGGTTGCGGCCGGGTCGTCCGGCCTGACGCCGCTCGTCCGTGCCGTCCTGGTGCCCGGCGGCACGATCGGCTCGACGCTGGTGCCTGGCGGCGCGGCCGGGTCGTCGCTGATCTCTGGCGGCGCGGCAGGCAGTACGCTGATCCCCGGCGGGGTGTGAGGGAGGCGTCATGGGCTACGCGAGGGTGACCGGCTACGACGTCGGCGACACGCGTACCGCCACGCTGGCCATCACCAGCGGCGGCGATGGAACGACGGCCGCCGTGCTCACCGTGACGCGCCCCGACCAGGTCGGCGCGCCGCTGGTGCCCGCCGTGCAGACGACGGACGGCGGAACCACCTGGCGCACGACGGCGCCCTACACGATCACGCAGGCTGGCGATTGGGTCGAGTCCTGGACGGTGACCGGCAAGGGTGCGGGAACCGAAGGCCAGGTTGTCGCCGTCGCCGGTACGCCGCCGGTCAGCATGCTCGGCGTGTACGCCACGCCCGGGCAGTACGCCATGTACATCGGCGGCACGCTGCCCGCCAACCTGGTGCGCCTGCTGAGGATGGCGTCACAGGACATCGACGACGCGCTGATCGCCTCGGTCTACAACATCACCGACGCCACGGTTGCCGCCGCGCTGGCTGAGGCAGCCTGCGAGCAGGCGTCGGAATACCTGGCTAAGGGCTGGACGAACGGCTACATGTTGCCGGTCGCCGATGTGCAGATCGGCAGCGCGCGGCTTACCGGCCTGATGGGCGGCACCAGCGCGCGCGGTGGAGGGTATAGCGTGCCCCCCGGCGCGCGTCTGTCTCCCCGTGCGCTCGGCGTGCTGCAGCGCGCCGGGCTGACCGGCCAGCCGCCAAACACGCTCGCCGCCTGGTTCTGGGGCTAGGCCATGACCGCTATCGACATCTTCGCCATCCTGGCGGCGTGCGGCCAGGCCGACACCGCGACCGTCGAGCCGTTCCTATACCTCGACGGTAACGGCGTCGAGCACTACGACGCGCCGGTCACGGTCGCGTGCTACCGCGAGGCACGTAGGCGCCTGGTGCCGGATTCCTCCGGCGCCGGCAAGGGTGCTCAGGTGCTGAGCAGCACGACCGCGTACCTGCCGATCGGCACCATCGTGCCGGTGCACTCGCGGGTGACGCTGACTGACGGCGCCGGCGCGCGGGAGGTCATGCAGGTGCTCGACCGCAGTGGCGCTGGCATGCCGACGCCCGATCACCTTGAGGTGCTGCTGACGTGAGCGCGAACGCGGCGGGGGAGGAAGGCGTCATGACGCAGACCGCGGGGCTGAAATGGAACGGTGAGGTAGCCGTCAAACGCGCCCGCGCTGGCGCCGTGCGCGGGCTGAAGTTGGCGGCCGAACTACTGCTCAGCGAGAGCAACAAGCTTGTCCCCCTGGACGAGGGGACACTCATGCACTCCGGTCGGGCGACAGTCGATACCGAATCCCTCGAGGGAATGGTCAGCTACGACACGCCGTACGCTGTCGTGCAGCATGAGGCGCTCGACTTCATCCACCCGAACGGCCGGCAGGCCAAGTACCTCGAAGACGCGTGGATGGGCTGGTCGCCTGAGTTCGTCCACATTATCGGCGAGCAGATCAGGCGTGCGTTGGGAGACAAAGGGTGAGCGGCTTCACCGTCAAGCTTGCGACCGGTCTGGCCGAACTGCTCGCTGCGGCCGGCGTGGGCGAATGGGCGCCTTCCTCCCCTCGCACCGGCACGCCGGTGTCGTGGATCACGATCGGCGACATGCCCGAGACGCCGGATCAGATCGTCTGCCTGACGCCGTACGACGCGTCACCGCTCAGCGCGGGCGCTGACGTGCTGGTGCCGGTACAGGTGCGCACGAGAGGAGACCGCGCGCCGGCGACCGCGGTCGACCTGCAGGACGCCGTGTATGAGGTGCTGCACGGCCGGCGCCGCACGACGCTCGGCACGGTGCCGAACCAGGTCATGGTCGTGCAGATCGTGCGACGCAACGCCGCCCAGATGGGCAAGGACGAGCTCAGCCGCTGGCAGTGGGTCAGCACCTACGATGTCAACGTGAACCGTGTGACCAGCAACTTGACCTCGGACGCGTGATGGCGTGACCTACACCGCGCTGACCACGCTGCCATTCACGACCCGAGCAGGGCTGTCGATCGCCGACGCCGCCATGACGGCCGCCGTCGCGGGTGGGCACTCGATCGTCAACGACGGTTATGTCCAGCTTGAGTTGCTGAACACCTCGGCGGTCAGCGTCAACGTGTCGA